GTTACAGCACCTGCAAAAGTTATATCACTTGAGCCAGTTGTTGTCGTGGTTTCTTTAACCCGATCATTTAGGACAAATGCCATTATTTATCCTATTGTATTCTAATTAGTCCATCACTAGCATCTGGTAACGGCATCTGAACTTCAAATGTTCCATTTGAAGATGATTTCACTGCATTAAAATCAAAAACTGCGATTGCAGCATTTGCTAATGTGTTATTATAAATAACTGCAGCTTGCGCTGAAATAGTCGCCGCTGTGAAGCTTACATTATCACAATCAAAAATTGCAGTATTTCCTGCGATGGTAATTGCAACATTCGCTAATGTCGCTCCTCCTGCAGCGTAAGTTCCTGAATTCGGTACTTCAGCTGTAGCTGTGTATGCCGGTGTATCTTCATCTAAACTTGCTGAAGATGTATATAAAGCTAGTTTAAGAGTATCAGCTTCTAAATTTGATGCTGTATTCATTAAATCAACTTTAAATACTTTAGTGATTGCTTGCTCTATTGCCATAGGTTTACCCTCCTTTTATTGGCCTCCTGATATAGTATCCGGCCCTGCTGGACTTAGTGGAAACTTATAATCAGTTCTTCTTCGCCGCCTCGCCTCATTATTAAGACTGGCGACTGACTCCGTAACCATTTTATTATATACACTATAATCCTCCAAACTTTTAGTAAAAACTGCAGCTTCGGACAAACATGAATATAATAATAAATCTGATAATTCATTTGTAAGATAATTCGTAGGATTTGCCACACTTAAATCAGGAATATTTTGAACATACTCCATATTAACTATATGCGCCGTTGCAGGCGTAGGGGCGATTAAAAGATTCCCGTCATTAAAATTAGAGAAATATTTTGGCTCTCCTGTAAGAACAGGATTAGGCCAATATTCCCGTATGAATTCATCTGTCTTTATCTCCATCATCACTCTTAAACTACTAGAGTCCGTATATTGCAGATTTTTAACAATAAGACAATTTCCCGGAGTGGTTAAATATTGACTTCCCGCATTGAATGTGCTATGAGCACGAAGATTTAAACCTTCTGGATCAATGAGCCGTACAAGCTTCTGCTGTGCGTTTGTAATAAATGTATCCAGTTGGGCTGTAAAGTCAGTTCCCGTATTTTGGGCCCAAGTTTGAATATCAGTTTTTAGTGTCGAATATGTCGTTGCCATTTTTATCTATTCTACTCTGTTCTGCGAATTTATGCGAGACATTTCCTCTAAAATGATATGTCCCATAATGTGTTAAAGAACTCGCCACATCCGCATATATCTTACCTCCTATTTTTTGCCATCGACGACAAAATGTATAGTCCTCACTTAAATATCGATTACTGTCAGGATCAATCATGCAATCAAAAAAAGCGTAACAATTATCGCTTTCATATGGTTTTCCATTTAAATTCTGGTCCGTCGTATATTTAAGTTCCGGATATGCTTTTATCATCTTCAATATTACTTCCCTTTTAATCATCATAAATCCTGTCGCAGCATCCAATACTTCAACAAATCCCCCTTGATACATGGGAATATGACGGGGATCTTTAAAATTTAAATTATATCCCATTAATTTTTGTTCTAAACTTTTTAAATCATTTTGACTGTCTTTAACATACTTTTCTATGTTATACCAGTCTAATGTTTTACGAGGATATATTCCTGCGACCACATCCTCATCCAATGTTAACATTCGAGTTATCGTTTCTGGTTGCCATGCGATATCAGCATCAATAAAAAGAAGATGGGTAAGTTGCTCCCTATCTAAAAACTGGGATACAATCGTATTTCTAGCACGTGTAATCAGACTTTCATTTCCCATTGAATTAAGATGAATGTGATAGCCTTTCTCTTTTGCTTCTGCTAACGTTTTTAAAAAACAATGCAAATAAGATTCATGCATCATTCCACCATAACACGGCGTTCCAATCATAACGATTGTTTTACTGAAATCAGGTTTTTTAGGTGATGACGACTGTGACTGTTCCAAGACTGGCATTTAATTTTTCTCCTGTAGATATTAATGGAAATGATTCTCCCGTCGCACCGAATGTGCCTGGGTATCGATTGGTAATTTGATTAGGAACCCCTGAAGGGCTAATCGCTCCCGTTAACATATTAACAGGAGGTCGTGGGTTTTGTAATGCTTCTGGATCTGTATATATTGTAGGATCCAATTGTGGTTGCTTTGGTTCCCATTCTGATTTATGAACAAGTGCTCCCGTCCATTCTTTCACCATTTCATTATAGGGAAATTGCAATCCACTTCTATCAGAAATTGAGAGTGCACTTCTTCCTGAAGAAAATTTTCGTGACGGTGCTTTTTTAGGTCCTTTAGTAGTAGGTAGAGCCATAATAAGGGAATATTGAAAGTGATTGATTTAAGTCCGATGCTTTTGCTCTTTCAAAAGCTTGTTCATATTCGGTCTTTAAAAAAGTTAATTTTGATCCATCAACTCCCGCACGTTTCATACCCATATAATAAGCAAGTCCCGCAGTCATAGCTTCATAAAATCTTGACGGTACTTCAAATGTTTGTTCAGTTCCACTTACTGTAGAGGCTGTAACATCATCTATTTTCTTTAATCTCCAATAAGTAATAACATCAGTGCTATTTTCAGGGGCAGGATAAACATATAAAACTGGATCAACATCTTTTTGTAAATAATATTGACTTGGTCTTCCCTCTTGTGTTTTATCGGGAAAGACATTATAGTCCGTTAATGAAATAGGAGTCATTGCGTAATCTGTGGAATCACGTGTAATATAAACGTCAACTAAATCGACAGTTGCTGTATGCAAGGTGTAACTAACAGTTCCTGCTACCATCGACAGTGTTTGTTTATCCAATGTCCATTGATTAAGGCCTCTATTCGCCCAATCTGTAAACATGATATTTAAGCTTCGACGTGCAGCACGCACGTCATAGCCTAGCATTGGGCTTCCCCCAATTCTATCGAGAGCTTCTACAATACAGTCATTGACTGATAGTGAAAACGCAGTGGTTCCTGATATTGCCATTTAGTCCCAAATAATTGAAACTGCATCACAATTCGTTACATCCGCAAAAATTCCTGTTTTAAATAATATGCCATCGTCAGAAATATATTCTTGATACATATCACCTGCAGCAGCACCCCAATATACATGATAGCGTAAAGTGCCTGTTGTATCTGTTCCATCATATAATTTTATTTGAGCTGTAGCTGCGGAATCACATCTTCCTGTAACTCCTTTTAAGCGACTTCTACCAATATAAGTTCCTGCTCCAGCATGATTATCTTGAAAACGTCCATCAGCAGCGAGTGTGGATTGTTTGACGTCTGAAATCATAATTATCTCCTTTGCACAGTTTTAGGAAGTCCTCCTGTAATTGCTTGCATTATACCTCCTGTTTGTTCATCTAAGTATTTAAGTTTTCCTGATTGTATATCATTTAGTGATGCAAATAAAGGACTGTTTGATCCTTTCATAACTTTATAAGGAGCTGAGCTGGTATCATATGGATTTCCTGGAAGTTGAAGTGACTTAGACTTCAACAGCTCTGGCTTTTTATTCATATCCTTACTTAATTGTTCCATAGCTTTTTTAAACTTGGATTTTTTGGCTGCTTTTCTATCTCCAGCAGCTATTTCTTCTGCAATTTGTGCGTCCCCTGTTTTCTCATCTTCCCCACCAAAGATTAACTTTAATAAAGTTAAAGGATTTAATGATTTATCTGCCATAATTTAAGTAAGTGGCTCCGAAGAGCCACTCATTCTATATTGTTATGCGTTGTTTATATTTTGAATATATTCAACTGTTACAAATCCTATTCCAGTTGTTCCAGCAGAAAAGTCAATGTAAATTGGTAAATCACTTGAACCTATATCAGCCCAAGTATCGCCATCAGTAATTGTACCTGTAGATCCATACTTAAATACATTAGCTGCTGTTCCTGCTGCTAAAGCAGAAAACAATTCAGTTGATGTAGATGTAGTGCCCATAGAAATATCAGCTGCGCCACACGCAGTTGTAATATTAATAATGATCTCAGTGATTTGACTATTAGCTGGAATGACAATTCCAGTATCTGCAGCTGTAGTGGACTGAGTCCATCCTGCAGTTTGTGCCATTTTTACAAAACCGACGTTTTTAACATCAGTTCCAACTGTTGTTCCCGTTGTATTTGTGATTGGACCAGCTTTAATTGGTCCAGAAAAAGTCGTTGTTCCCATTGTCTACCTCCTTATTAGTAGTCGTTTTAAGTCTTTGGGTGTTAAAAAAAGAGGGCGAAATCATTTCGCCCCCTCTTATAAAATTAATTAATTACGCTCCTGGAGTTCCAAAAGAACCTCTCCAATCGGTAAAACCGAAGGAGTATCTTTCAGATACCTTGTAGCGTAAATTACCTGTTTCAAAATCTCCTTCAACAGATTTTTTGATCGGGCGTCTTACAAAGTGTTTTAATCCGTCAGGCACATCAGTCATAATGAAAAATGCGTCTGGATCAGTTAACCTTTGGTTGACTGCAACTCCTTGAGGAATCATCCCCAGAGATTTAGTTGCATTGATGTCATTGTCAGCAGTTCCTGGTCGTAGGTTGCTTGCAACAATTCTCTCTGCTACGAACATTAATTCAGGTGGTACAACTAGCTTCACGCCCTGAGCAGCGATAGGAATTTGTCTATCGTCTACCATTTCAGTAATTAAGATTAACATCGCTTCAAGAGATGTTTCACTTAAATCAGCATTAGTCGCTAATTGGTTTGAATTAGTACCTCCACCGCCAAGTGGATGCACTTTACTAAATAATGTCAGACCATCTCCACCAGTCACTGGACTGGATGAAGTTGAAAATCCATTATTTAAAATGTTCATACCTTTGATTTCTTTGGTATGTTGCATTGAACGAGCAAGTGCTTTCGCATACTTTGCTCCAAGAGATCCATAAAGACCATCTTCCTCTGCTTCTTCAGTAATTGCAAAAGCGAGTGCAATAGTTTCATGGACGTATCTTGCTATTATACCTTCAGCACCACTATCATAAGAGATAGGAGCACCTTCAGCTTTGACCGGGGCAGCACCAAATCCGTACATTTGAACGTCTTCTTCAAATGCCTTTTTTGATGTCTCAGTTGTATATACTTGTCTCCATTGTTCTGGATACGTATCGTATTCCATACCAAAAATAGTATTAAGACCGAGGTTTAGCTGCTTAGTAAATAATGATCTATTTAATGCCATACTATCCTCCTATATACCAGTAGAACGAGGTGCTAAAATATGGTTGTTAATAACAACTTCTATTTCCGCATTCTCGGCTGCTGTATTGCCGGGTATCTCTGATATTCTTAAAATTCTCAGAGGTAGTGCTGTTGTACCTAGAGTATCCATATCCGCTTCCTGTTTGGAATGAAAATATGGACTAGCACCGGCAGTTAAAAGCACGTTGCAAAGTTCTCCAACATTTGCTTGTGCGATGGCCCCATTGCCTGCTTGGATTTGAAAAGTAATATTCGGATCGTCATAAACATAAGCCTTAATTGTAGTTCCAGACTTAATGTTTGTTCCGCCCGTCCAAACCTTTTCGAATTTCACATCACCTGTGACGTCTTCGATGTATTCAACGCCATAAAAAACGCCTATTGCGTTTAAGTTATTTGCATATGCATCTAATTCGCCATCAGATCCCAAAGTTACCAAATCACCATAATAAAACGAATCCGCTTCACTATTAGCAATAAAGTATTGGTTAGCTCGGATAACTCCACCCGTAAGATGTCTTAATGGTATAAAACCATTAGGGGTGTCTACGTTAGCCATGATAAAATCCTTTTCCTAGCTATGCTACGGTTTTATTCTTCGATTCCACCTCTAGTAACCCTGGTCGTATGGTCTCTATGAATTGGATTTCCAACTTGTTCTACTCTATGTAGGTCGTTCTTAACAGCTTCCATCTGAGAATTAGTTTTCTTCTGATAATACGCATTACGTTGGTTAACCATTTCTTCTGGCATTTCGCACAGTACCATACCTTCGATTCCAATGTAACCTGCATAACTTCCGTGATCAATGGTAGGAGCATGAAAATCTTTTGGGAGAGTTTCAACTTTTCTTGGCTCCCAACCTTCTCTGCGGCGTTTTGCCCAGTTACTTGGATTATCTATTCCAAGTATTTTAGTTGCAATCCATCTCTGCGTGTAGCCAGGCCGAGCTGGAGGTGCTTCTAGTATAGAGGGTGGTTTCCACTCAGTTTTTCGTGTACTCTCATCACGTGTTTCTCTCTCTGCCTTTAGAGAAGTGCTTTTCTTTTTCATATTATTAAGCTCCTTTATCTGTTGCTTCATAACTCGCAAGTTCCCTTGCGTATCGTTTAAGCGCCGCTGGGTCATTAATATCAATACCGAATGTTATTGCATTCTGTAAATCATCTTTTGTCAGCTTCACACTTTTCGCAGAGTTTTGACTTGATCTCGAAACACCTGCTACGGGTGATTGCGCCTTTACTTTTGACTTTAACTCTTTTTGCTCCCCATTGGAAGTGTTTTCTTCACTTTTTACTAAATCGGGATAAAATTTGTTCATTCGTTTATCCATTTCAGCATAATATTCTGAATCTGCCATATCATATCCTTCCTCGGTTAAGTCAGCGTCAATTCCAAAAGCCAATTGGGTTGCAGCCCTATGACCTGCTTTATTCCACCAACTTGAATTTTTTTCTATCCACTCTTTCGCTAAATGAGGAATTTCTGGAGTTTTTGTTTCTGTTTTTACTGCTGGAGTTTCTTGAACTGATTTAATTTGACTTCGAACATCAGCCATTTCATCCATTAGCTTTACTTGTTTTTCAGTATCGCCACCTTCAATAGCTTCTTTTAAATCTTTTGAAACATTTTGATATCGCAAGTTCAAGTCATTTTTAGTTTGAGTAGATGCACTCGTTTCTAATTTAGCCAATCGTTCCTCTAGAGCCCGTGATTTATCCTCTTCTGCTTTTCGTCTTGAAACTTCTTTTGCAATTCGATTTTTTACACGGTCGCTATAAGGCTCTTTTTTAATATTGTCTAATTCACTTTTAAGTGACTCAACAGTTTGTGCTAAATCTTCTTTAGGAGCAACTTCTTCTTTTTCTTCCTCTTTTAAAGATTCAAGATTTATACTTGGTTCTTCTTGAGGTTTTTCTTTTTCTAAAATTTTTACCTCGATGTCGTCATCAGGGGTAATTTTTTTTACTTCTTCATTCATAGTATTCTCCCTATGTATTGTCGCAATTAATGCGTGTTTAAAGATTTTGAGTTATTGCATCTGGATTTGGTAATACAGCCAATACCTCATCATCGTTTAACAGAATCATCTTAACACCTTGAATGTCAATTTTTGACCCTGCGTATCTGCTATATACGATAGTATCATTAATTTTGCACCAATTTTCTTCACGATTACCATAGCACTCATTTCCCATCGCAATAACACGCCCTTTAGAATTTAAATATTGTTGTTCTTCTAAATTTTTATCAGTTAAAATTATACCTCCTTTTGTTTTTTTAATTACTCCTGCGGGTCTTACTAGCATTCTCCATCCACATGGTATGGGTAAATCTTTTTTATCTGGATCAGGAATATCGTTATCTGTAAACCATTCTTCATTCCTCGTTACCATCGTCATCTCCCTCTATATATCGTTTTTCAATTTCTAAAGCAATACTAGAAGCTTTATTTAAACCTTCTGCTATTCCTTTTGCTTTCTGATATGCTTCATACGTATCAAAACCTGGTGCTATTGTTTTAGTAGCTAATTCAGTTTTATATTTTTTTATTTCTTGCAGTATCGCTTCGACTACTGGTATTCTGGCCATTTTCTTTTCTCCGTTTATAATATGGATTCCCTGCTCTATAAACATCTATTAAAGAATTAAATGTTTTATCATAATTTCCATTTATTTCTTTACTTGCAGCTGCAAATAAATTTGGTTTAAATAAAGTTAAAGGAACTTTCTTATTTTGTAAAAACTTTCTTGCTTGTCTTACCTCCTCCCCTGTCGGTCTATTTTTTTGATTTTTGCGATTTTCTTGCATTACGTGTTTTCATAATTTGATCAACTGCTTTTAGTTGAAGTTCTTTATCTTTCCTGTTTTGTATACGGTCATTTAATTGTGCACCTTGTACAAATCTATCTTTTCGAATACTCATCTCCTCTTGCTTAATGGCAAGTTCACCTTCTTCTCTCGCAGCTTCACGTGATTGTTTTTCTTGCTCAGGATTAGGCGGTTGATTTTGTGCCAGTTGTTGGGCAGCTTGAGCTTCAAACTCTGATATTTTTGCTTCCATTTCTGGTGGCATACTTTCTTCCTCTATTTTATTATCCTCATCAAAATCAGGAAGTGGTAATTGAACTTGTCCCTGTAATGGCGCTTGCATCTGTTGACGGTATTGGAAAGCTAAATGCTGTCCTATATGCGCCAGCATAGGTCCCAGTAACGCCTCTTTTGCTTCTGGTCGTCCTCCAAAACGAGGATCGCTAATAAATTGTTCGTGAACAAGCATATGCGCCGCATGTACTTGGTCAGGAAAAGCTTTTATTGGTTTTCCATTCAATAAAGCCATATTTTCTGAGACGGGATCACGACGGGCAATATCATCATCGTCAATGACCAACTCATCTGGGTCAGGTAAGTTTAAAGCCATTATTAAACGTTTATATGCTTCCTTTATATCAATTATTTGGGGAGCTGATTGTGCAATTTGCAAAGTCGTCTGCGCTAAAGCTATTCTTTGTGCTTGGGAAAAAATATTAGGGTCAGAAACAGGGATAATATCAATTCTATCATCAAAATCCCTTCTTCTTATTGATAATTCTTGCCCAACTACTTCATATGGATAGACATCGTCTAGATATTCTCCGTCCAATTCTCCAATTAGCTTTAATTCCCGTGCTTGTGCATGATGAATACGCTTATGAATGGCTGAAAATATCTTACTTCCTTGTTCTATCTGCGCAATAGTGGTTCCAACAGGGGATGTCGCCGCCGCATCGCCTACCATCGCATCTGCAATAGTGGCGAATCGCCTTCCTGACTCTGTTAAAACGCCTAAAAGTTGCATTAATGTAGGAGAAGGTTCCTTAAAGGGTAATTGCATAAATGATTTTTGCAAATCATCACCATATGCCTCGACTTCCAACCATGAACCTGGAGCTATCGTCATATCCCCACCTTCAATTCGTGCACCTTTCGCTTTAAAGCCTCCATTTAAGTTAGCGAATGCCGCAGAGTCCAGTAAAGCCCTTAATGCCCCTGTACTTGCATGCTGCAATCCACCAATCATATGAATTAGACCAAAGCCATAAAAGCCTAAACCTGGAAGATATTTATAATGCACGAAATATGTGCGTTTTCTTTTTAACTCATCGTCCTCTTTCCAATTTCTTCGTATCGCCAAAACTTGTTGGGACTGCCTGTCAATCGTAATGATATATGGAGGTGCGATTGCCTTTTCATCTTCTGAATCCTCTATGTTATAGTCCGTATGTATTTCCAATACCGTATGGATATTCTCACCTAATGTATCTGAAATGCCGTCCAGTCGATTAATGGTTTGATTCACAATATCAACATCGTCCGTCTGCGTTCCTGACGACAGCTTTATTTCCTTGTAAAATCCCGTCTTAAAATATTTCTTTAGTTCATTTTTATTTATTTTCATTACCTGAGTGTAACGAGGGGATGTCTCCAAATCCACTGTCTCATATGAAACAACAAAATCCTCTGCAGGAATAAAGGATGACGCCACCCTATCAAGGGTAGGGTCAAAATACACTTTTTTGAAGGCGGACCCTGACACAGCTAAATAAAAAAGCAACTGGTCAAGTTCATTGAAATACTCGGGCATCTCTTGAGTCAATTGATAATTCATAAATTCTTGGACTCGTTGTGCCTGTTTCATTTTTTCTTCCGTTACTTTTCCAATGATCTGCGTCTTTACAGGTCCGCCGGGAGGAAACATCTCTGCAATGGCACGTGCTTGAAACTGCGTCGCAGCTTCTGCCATTAAAGGATTGTGAACACCCGATGCTCCAGGAAATGGATCATCACGGGCTTCAGTAATAATTCCGAGCATGCGAAGACCACGTGAATACTGTTCTTCCCAGTCTTTTCTACTTGATCTGTCGCTGTCGTATTTTTCGATTAAATCGGATGCAATTTTCGTTAATTCTTTTTTATCTAATGTTTCTGCAAGATTGGAAAAATGGTCTGTATCAAGAGGCTTTACATATTCCTCTTCAAGATTAACCTCGACCCCCGTCTCCAAGATTCCTGGTTCGGGAAGTTCTACCGCCAATTCTTCCATGTTTAAAACTTCTTCAGGCATTAATTTTTCCTTTTTAATTTTTTAATTTTTTTATCCACACTATCTGCAAATTTTTTTTGAGCATTATTATAAGTTTTCCATAATTCAGACCATGAACCTAATTTTTGTACTAAACTTTTTTTAGG